TCCAACCTAACTCCCTCATCTTGTTACCATCAAGTGCATAACGTAAGTCATGGCCTGGCCTTGAAGAATGAAAGTCAACCATTTCATAGTTTAATTTCTTATCTTGTGCTTGAGCAATTATCTGGGCAAGTTTTAGATTATCTAACTCTTCAGCACCTACAACATTAAACTTAGGGCATTTAGCATTGCCCCATGTTTTCTCAAATTTACCTTTGTAATTGAGTAGAAACAATACAGCACTTGCAACATCATCAGCGTGTATATAGTGTCTTGAGCCTGGTACAGTTCTTGTACTGTCACTATGGATAGTGACTTTCTCGTTGTCTCGTATTCTGCGAATACACATTGGAATATATTTTTCTGGGTGTTGTCTCTCGCCAAATACATTCATAGTATGAGTTATGTAAACTGGTAACTGATATGTATTCTCGTAGGCAACTGCTAATTCTTCTCCGCCTGCCTTGGTAGCACTATATGGATTTGTAGAGTTATATCTATCATTCTCTTCATACTTGATACCATCAGGAGCTGGCCCAAATACTTCATCAGTACTAAAATATAAGAATCTTTCTAGGTGGTCGAGTGATCTCGCAAAGTCTAATATATTACAAGTTCCTACTACATTATCCATTACAAATTCCATTGGATAATCAATACTTCTAAATACATGAGATCCAGCAGCGAGGTGTAAAATATAATCTACCTTACCAATCTCACGTCTTACAAGTGGATTTAATTCTGCCTTGAGATCATGAAATACAACCTTAACTCTTTTTCTTTCATTCGGTGTACACTCATAGTGTAGTATATCATTCAAGCGATTAAGATTGCCACTATAGTCAAGTCTATCAAGTGTGACTATATTCCAATCTGTTTGAATTAAAATACGGGCAATCAAGTGGTGTGCTATAAATCCAGCACCACCAGTAATCAATGCAGTTTTCATTCGTTTGTTGTATCTTCTAAGATTTTAATGAAGAACCATTGATATGATTCATCATCGCCAAGTGAAAATTCCTCAAAGATAGAGTGTGCTTCATCAAACATTTTTAAATCTACCAGTTCAGTTAATCTCTGACAATAATAGTTTTCAACTTGAGTAATACACTCTTCTTTGGTTTTGTCCATGATTATGTATAATAAGGTGCGAGAAACAAAAATCATAACTAAGATGATTTTGTTTCCCCATATCATTATAGAGCATCTAAGTCAGAATGGCGAGCCCTATGTTTAGGTTTATCAACTGTCACAGTTGGTGTGTATTCGTAACCATATTTGTTAAGATAGGTTTCAAACTGGTCATCAGGCACTTTGCCTTCCCAATACTCTTTCTCAGTATAAACTCTTTTAGTTTCAATTAATTTCTCAGTTTCTATCTCGTCACTTTCATCAGCATTTGTGTGATGTGTAACTTCTTTTAATGTTTTAAGATAATCTAAAACGTGTTGTCTTATTTCCATGAGTTGTTCATAACAACCTTGATTATGAGCGCAACCACGCAAATCGTGGTCAGGTTTTAATACTGACTCTGTGAATAGAGATAATGCTCTATCATATTTGATAGCTGGTGTTTCTTCCCCAACTGAGGCTTGGTCTTTCATTGTAGTAGGATAGTAATTTTACTAATTGCTATTGTCGCTAGAAAACATAACATGATTACAACATCAAATTGTTTATGTTTGATGTAAAAGGGCATACAAATAACATCAGCAATAACGTGAATAATTGCACCATAGAATGTTGATATGTTGTATAACAAAATATGCGGCAATAATCAAGCAAGAACCAGTTACTCTACCAACAACTAATAAATTCATTTAATTAATTGTTTACGATTGAAATTGCTGGTTCGCCTTTGTTGAATACAGTATCAACAACTGCTTCAACTTTGCGAGCAGTGGTAATTCCAACTTTGCTATAGACAGGTATGCAAACTAAACCAAACGTCTTTGTGGCGTCGCCTAGACGTATCACACGACCAATAGTTTGACTTATACCTATGTAGTCCATACTTCTAAGAAATAGAACTGCCTCTAATCCATTGACATTGATACCCTCAGATAAAATGCTATGATGTAATACAACAAACTTTTTAGTTGTATCCCTACCCCAAGCATTAAGAGTATTAAAGAACTCTTCTCTATCAACCTTCTCGCCATCTACAATGGCGCCAGTTTTAGATGTAATAGTCAACCATGAATAACCACGATCTGCTAACTCTTGAATGAAATCAGTTTGAGATAATAGAGCAATGATTTGTTTAGTTGACTTAGCACATATCAATACTTTATTCTTACATAGATTATCTATAGAGTCAATCATCTGTTCACAATCACGATCAGCAACTAACTCATCTTTATGTAGTATTCTTGATTGATAAACTTCTACTTTAGGTGGTAATATGTAACCTTCTTTGACTAACTGTGGAGCAGGTACTTGACATATCACTTGACCATACTCTGGCCAGTTCATACCCGCCTTGATAGGCGAACGACTATGCTTTGGTGTAGCAGTGAAGTAATAACATCTTTCAGCAAAATGAGAGAAGTGTTCAGTAGCAGGGAAAAAATTCTTTTGAACTGAATTATGTGCCTCATCAAAATAGATAGTATCAACAACAATATGACTATCAACAATTTTGTGAAGTGAATGATATGTTGTAAATATCAATAGATGTTTTTGATCACAAGCAGTATCATAGTTGAACTGACGTATCTCATCTACCTTAGTTGTACTGAAGTGATGAGTCTCTCCACTATGGACGTGCATCACATTGACAGTAGCATTTGATTCTGCAGCACCATCAAGATTATGATATAAGAACTCTGCTGATAACTGATTAGCAAGTAGAATACGAGGAGCAACAACTACAATAGTTTTAGATAACACTGTTCTGCTAAACTCATTCATAGCATCATCAATCATACACATTGTCTTACCACCACCAGTAGGAATAATGATTTGCCCCTTAGTGTTACGAAGCATTGCCTTAACAGCTTTGGTTTGATGTGGTCTAAGTGTAAGAGTCATTCAAGTAATAATCGTATATGTACATTATAATCAGACAGGGCGGTATAGCAACCACCATATGTGACAGTATTTCAACTGGTTAGATATTGTTTTTCGTATTCTAATAGTTCTTCAGGCACATCTAATATATTTGATTCGATTGGTTGAGCGTGTTTCCATTGAGTTTTATTCTCGTGTTTCTTATATAATGATATGTTCAAAGAGTTATACTTCATATGAGTGGGAACTAATACCTGATACTTATTATCTCGATTAGATGTAAGATCGGATAGTGCCTCATTCTCTCTCTGTGTGACTATAATTGTACGACATGAATGCCAAAATATCTGTTCAAATATCTCGTAGTCAGTTAGATATTTCTTCTGATTATCCATAATCATACGACCAATAAATTGTGGCGATAAACAATGATCATGTACTGTTTTTGTTTTATTCAACTTATTATGAAAAGCATTTTCACTTATCATTCCAGTTGGATTTGGATTTCCACAATCAAAGACACCAATGTAATAATCTCGTGTGATGGCTCGATCCCAGTTAGGCGATGATCTCCATTTGTGTGAGTTTGCTTTCAGATTATTGAAAGTCTTTTCACAATACACTTTCCAATCTTTCTTCATGATATTCTTTATATAGAGTTTCCTCTGCCTCTCTGGCAGCAATCTCATGTGGTTGGTAAAGATAGTCATAATTCTCTACTGGTTCATTCTTGTAGTACATCTTTGACTTTTTTGTTTTGAGAGTTCCATCAATAAATTGTTTCATGTGAAACATCTCGTGTAGTAATGTCTTTGTATAAGTTTCTTTATCAAGATGTGTGTCAATCTCGATCTCGAAGTTACGGGGGCGATACCACCCACCCGTTGTATCACAATACCCAAGGCAGCCTTCTCTCTTCATTCCACGATGAATGATATCGAGATTGATTTTGTGTCTAGGAAAATACTTCTCTATAAACCAAGAGGCAACACTCTTGCATAACCTCGTAGAATAGCCGTATCCAGAATGATAGATGTAAGACATACTCCCCAATGTAGAAACCAAACAAAAGAACTTACGAATAAAAGTTTTTCTTTGGCGTTCATAAAAAAACGAAACTAAGCCTATTATAGACTTAATCTCGTAGGTGGTCAAGTTCGGTTGGTCAGTTTATAAACTGTCTATGATGGTTTAGGATATTTTGTTTTGATTGGGTCTATTACATCTGACTTCCATTTGTCAATACCATTATGGTATATGTAATCGAGTTGATCTTCCCAGCTTGGATATTCTTCTTGACGTTGTAATTTATGTGCGGCCGCAGCTTTAAGTTCTGCTAACTTTG